TGGACTTCATCGGTGGATTTGCCCATTAGGCTCTCATGATCCTTCTTAATGTCGGCTTGTCTACGAGTATCAAGTGCATCATTCTCTTCATCCATAGGACGGCGCTTACGCTTGAATGCGTTAAGGTCCTGCTGTTCTGATTCACCGCCGGTATATTGTACTGGAATAAAGTCTTTAAATGAAATCATTTTGTTTCGAGTTTCCCATAGGTAACAATGGAATTACTGTTACCCTTTATGTAGAATACTATTTATAATATCACTACTTTGAGTTGATGTAAATTATAAATAACTTTCTATGCAATACTCAAAACATATTCTATCGGCAGTTATTATTTCTGCCCTTCTCACTGGTTGCGGCACGGTTGATTCAGCTTACCAATCCACAAAGGGAATTGGTTCTGCTGCTATTGGCGGCGTTGGCAATATCGTAGGTAACGGTGCAACTGATGCTTCCAAGACTCTTGGAGTTGCTTCGGATGCTGCTGGTAAAGTTGTCAGTGGCGCAGGTAAGGTTCTCGGCGGAGGTCTGGATCTCGTAGGTGGTGTCGTTAAAGGCACTTCTGATATCGTGGCTCCATCAGCTCCGGCTCCTAAGTCTTACTAAGAACTAATTACAGTTCATTTTGATAAACCCTGAGAGCAATCTCGGGGTTTTTCTTTACTGCACTATTCAGAATAGGCGGCCATTGGTACGGTTGTTCCCTCGGAGAAATACTCGTCCATTTTTCGTTGCCATGGTAGTGTCTCACATACACATCTCCGTCAACACCCTCTTTACCGAATAGGCGCGACCAGTTCATTGTGCGTGGCATAAATCCATGCGTTTCCGATCCTCCGAGGCATCTCCAAACAACGGACCAGGTTCTTTGTTCCAGAAGAAAATGAACGGGTTCAACTGTATTTTTGACGCACTCGACATAAAGATCGCCGATATGCCGAGAATCTGCTGGAAACAACATGAAGGATGACGTCATCTCGGGTATGAAATCTGCGATCTTGTATTTGTTGCTAATAATCTGAGATATTGGAATATCTCGGCGACCTCCGTCAATTGTCATAGCCATAAGATTGGCAGGAATTTTGTCAAGTTCCACATCCATATTTCTACGAAAAACTTGATCGCAATCCATTAGGTAAAACCCATTTTCTTGTGGAATCCTAAGGAATCCAAGGATTATGGCAGACTTATAATCGAAATTTCGGCCTCTGTTGTCTTCCCTCACGAACCACATAAAATCCTTAGTATCGACTCTAGTGGCAAGAGCGTCGAGTTCTGGTGGAATCTTGGAAGTTAGATCCGTTAACACTCTTGCTGGCTGAGTATTCACGCTATCATGACTTGCCATTGCTTCTTTGAGCAGAGGCAGGAATTTACCATCTCCAAAATAGATAAAATAAGGCGTTTTCATGAGTAAGAATCAATCAGTTTTCTGTTATTTTATTTATTATAAATAGAACATCCATGTTTGAACTACTTTCACTTCAATCCGTTGCCGATACGTACATCGATATGCTGTCGGAAGCAACAAATCCCAATCAGCTGACTCACATTCATCATCCGGAAGACCGCCCGTTAATGCACGGCTCACAGGGATTTGAACATGCACACGCGGCTCTCATGCACGCGCACGAGCATATGAAGGCGAAGAAACATAGTTCCGACCTTACCATGAAGTATGACGGTTCTCCTTCATTGGTCTTTGGGCACCATCCTGTGACCAAGAAATTCTTTGTTGCGACCAAATCGGCTTTCAATAAGAATCCAAAATTAAACTATTCCGATTCCGATATTGAAAAGCATCATGGTCATGCTCCGGGCTTGGTCGGTAAACTAAAACATGCTCTGAAGCATCTTCCAAAGGTTGCTCCAAAGCAAGGCGTCTATCAAGGCGACCTCATGCACACTCGTGAAGATCATAAACTGCATGAAGCAGTCTCGTTCACACCGAATACTATTACCTATACGGCGCATGGAGACGAAGAAAAGAAGGTAAAGAAATCTCATATCGGTATTGTGGTTCATCAACAGTATCATCCACATCCGAATAAGCCGGGCGTCGAGCATATGTCGGTAAGCCCGCATCCCGACACTCACAATTTTAAACAGCATCCCGACGTTCATCTCAAGACTGCCGAACACGATACGAGTAAAGTTGAATACGGCAAGTCGGATCAAAGTGCGTTCCATAAACATATGGGAGCAGCCAAAGCAATTCACGATAAACACGGCGCATCAATGTACAAAGCAACCGCGCGGCACCAGGGCGAGGCTGGACATCTTTCAACGTACATTAATCAGACGGTCCGTACAGGCGAGACTCCAAATGCCAAGGGCTTTCAAAAGCATCTTATGGGTCATCATGCCAAACTGGCATCAAGGGTAAAGACTCCGGCTGCAGTCGCGCGCCACCACGCCACTGGTGCCGAACATGTTTCCCATGTCGCTAAACACGCTGGACACTACAATAATCTACTTGCAATGCACAGTCATCTGGCTGCGGCAAAGAATACTCTTGTAAAGAACCTTGAGACTCATGAAGGCGGTCTGGAGCATCATATCGATGGTGCCAAGTCGAAGCCCGAAGGTTTCGTGATTAACCATAAGTTCAAGGGTAAGACTCATCCGACCAAACTGGTGAATCGTGCCGAATTTGCAAAAGCCAATTTTGCTAAAGTAAGAGAATGAAATCATTTCTTGAATTTCTAGCCGAAGCAGGCGAACACGGAACGCTACATTCATTCGATGTGGACGAAACTTTGTTCAAGACAAATGCAAAGGTTCATGTAATGCACGGAAAGAAGCACGTTGCATCTCTAAGCAATTCCGAATACAATCATCATAAATTGGCTCCGGGTCATCACTACGATTATAGTGAATTTCAAGATTCTAAAAAGTTCCATGATGAATCTCACCCCATCCACAAGATGTTGGCAAAGGTAAAGGCGATTCATAATAACATTAAGAACTCTCCTCAGCATAAGATCATTATCAATACCGCAAGAGGTGATATGAACGATAAGGAAAAGTACCTTGCAAAATTTAAAAAGCACGGTCTACCCATTCACGACATTCATGTGAACCGTGCCGGTAATGATAAGACTCCGGGTAGTGTTGCCGAAAAGAAAGCACGTGTAATCGACCATCATATCGCACAGCATAAATTTAAGAATGTCCATGTGTATGATGACAGTAAGGAGAACCTCGATCACTCTCTGGCTTTAAGTAAAAAGCATCCAAATACAAAAATTCACGCATGGCACGTGCAGCACGACGGAAGCATTAAGGCGTATCACGGAGCACAATAATTATGCTATCATTTAAAAATTTCATCAAGGAAGCCGCAGCAGCCGATTCACACCATGTATTGGCATTCGGTCGTATGAATCCTATTACTAACGGACACGAGACTGTGGTGAATAAGGTCCATGAAATTGCAAAGAAGCATAATGCAGGACACACCGTTGTGGTATCGCACTCGCAGGATGCAAAGAAGAATCCGCTCACAGGCGCACAGAAAGTAAAACACGCCAAGCACGCCTTTCCTGGCACCAATGTCGTTGCTTCCAGCAAGGAAAGCCCAACGATTCTACATCACGCGGCTCATCTGTCCGAGAAAGGTGTGAAGCATTTACACGTGATTGTAGGTTCCGACCGCGCCAAGGAGATGCACTCTTTGCTCCATAAGTACAATGGAAAGCCGTCGGCTGGCGGACACAAGGGTTACAATTTTAAATCAATCACCGTACATTCTGCCGGACAACGTGATCCGGATGCAGAAGGTGTGAGTGGTATTTCAGCAAGCAAGATGCGTGCTCATGCTGCCGAGGGTAATAAGAAAGCCTTCCATGCAGGAGCTCCTTCAAAAATGTCGGCTGCTCATAAGGACGCCATGTACCATGATGTCCGTAAGGGAATGGGCGTTGGTTAAATTACTTTTTTGATATAGAACCTAATATCTTTAGGAATTCTTTATCATCTAAGTTTTTATTAGATCTCTTTAGACTTCCCTGTACGGCTTGAATTGCAGTAGTAAATCTATAGTTGTAAATAGGCATTGAACCGCCTCGTTTCAATCTAATTCTTAAACGCAGATTCAGATCGAATCTAGGTACCTTAAGATCGGCAACATCTTTGCCCATAAAATATAGACCGAAACCTGCACCTATTTGAATGTAATATGTTTTCTTACTGTTGTAGTATTTTTCAACAGAATTTTTTGGTATGTTTACAAAAACATCTTTAAAGTATTTGTAGTCGTGAGCAACATCGGAGTCTGAATAGTATTCCGTATCTACTGTAAATTTTTTAGGTGGACCGTATTGACCCCATGCTTCATTTACCATTTTAGGTACACCAATCGCTTCCAGAAACTCTCTCATCTGAACAGCAGAATCTGTTTTCGCTCCGCCGAGAATCCACTTTTTATTTTTTAGATTGAATTATAGCGGGTTGAGATTAAGATCTTTATCTCTTCTTTCCTTCTTTTTTTTACATTAAACTAATATTATATTTACTATTGATAAATGTTAAATATTTATGTGTTATTATGGACATACTACCAAAACAACCTTTCCATAATTTTTTATTATTATAAAAATCAAATAATTTTTTATCATTAAACATTTTTATCATTTCTTTTTCATCTTGTTCTTGATCCCAATTATGTT